GAGGAAGCACTGGGATGCGAAAAGCTGCGCTGTGCTTCTGCCGTTGAGTTTTGGCAGAAGAGAGCTGAACTTTACAGAAAGACTTTTGAGGCGGTAAAGGCTCAGCGCGCCAGCTGGTGGGAGGAAGCGGAGGTGAAAAATGCGTAGACGTTCATGGAATAACAGAAGCCAACCGTCTGAAACGATTGGCTTCTGGAAGATTAAGTGCAAGTGCTGCGGCAAAGAAATGGTGTTTTTAATAAATCCAAAAACATTACCTCATAGCAACAGCAGAATTGGTAAACATCTGCTGAAAGGATACTTAGCCGAAAAGCTTAGATAAGATGAAACGGAGGCGAAGGTATGAAAGAAGAACTTGCACTCTCAATCAATATCACAGAAAAAACTTTCTGTTTGTGTATGTTAGCAGCTCAACAGCTGCTGAATACGATAAACAGCAAAAAAAGCTTCAGGGCCATTGTCGAACGTAGCCCTGAAGCCGAAAAAATCACCATTAAAATTTATACCAAAGACATCCCGGTGGAATAGGCACTAATTTTTCTAATGGTTCGTTTTCATCCCATGTAACCTCGAGTATGCGCGGCTTCCCTACGCAAATCATAAAAGCGAAGCGATCCACAGCATCATAAAACCGCTCATACTCATCCGGCGAAAGCGAACTTGTGTCTATCCTATAAGTTGTGACCATATTCTCATCTCCTTCCTGTGCTTTTATTATAGCACGGAACACGAGGCGGTAGGGAAGGAGGCAAAAAATGAGCATTCAATTTACGCCGGATATACCGGCAACGCGCTGCGCGTTCAACCGTCTGGCGCGGGAAAAGATGAAGCTGCGCCTGCCGGCAGACATCCGCATGGACCTCATGGTCTGCGAACTTGAAGGCTGGGACAAGCTGGAATATCTGGATGAGCTGCTGGCGCTGGCGCAGGAGCTGAGGAAGGGAGGTGGAGGAAGATGGCAATAGCAATAGGGTTACTGGTGATAACTAACCTTTTCACGGGGTATCTGCTTTTGGGTACTCACTACAGATTTAAAGCTTTGGTTTTGTACATAGTAAAAAAAGGATACACTCCGCCGACAAAAGATGATCTGACGGAATGTATCAAAGAATGTGTAAGAGAAAAGCTTTAACCTATAGCAGATTTTATAAGGTTCGATATTACGAGTGAAGAAGCTTGCATTGCGGCTTCAAGCGATTTAACGCCAAGCATGTTTAAAACCTTCTTAACCTTTTCGTAAACGACGGGGTAACGGATGCTTTCTAAAAAAGCATGTCCTGATGGCGTTAAATCTGATACGCCAATGCTGTAACCGTCTGGAGATGCAAATTCATCCAGAAGGCCTGCTCTGATGCAATATTTAATGTGGTATACGATTTCGTCGTTGTCATAACGAGTGAGCAGTTCAAATTGAGGCGGCGGAATTGGCGGAGGCACTTCTTCGTATGCTTCTGCGAGGGATTTAGATAAAACTGTATCAATGTAAATTGCAGGATGACGCAAATCACTATTCGCTTCAGCCCAAAGCATTACATCACGGACGCAGTCAATATTTAACCTCATAACAATCACCTCCCTCCTGTGCTTTTATTATAGCACGGAACGCGAGGCGGTAGGGAAGGAGATGAGATTATGCGTGAAAATCCTATCATGAAATATTTGGCCGAAACCTACGGTATTACGCCGGATCAGCTGGAAGAAGAACTTAAGAACGCTAAAATCGATATCGGTATTTTCGTAGAACCTTGGGAAGGAGGGGAGCAATAATGAAAAAAATCTTAATCGCCATCCTCGCAGCTTGCTGCGTGTGGGCTGCGTATGACTACAGCCGTCCGGTTGACCGCTACGTTGTCAAGGTTACTGCTGCTGAGGGTGACACCCTGTGGCATCTGGTAGGCGGTGTCATGGATAGCGAAGGAGACCGGCGCGACATTCACGAGGTTATCTTTTATACGCGCCAAATCAGCAACATCAAAGGCACGTTACAGCCGGGGGACGTCGTATTGATTCCCATCGAGGTTCGAAAATAATGACTGCGCTTTCTACGTTCCATAAAAAGAAAAAGAGCATTGATATTGGCGTATCAATGCTCTAAGAAGTGAAAATATAAGAAAAAGAATTAAATTGTTCACACAAAAGTGAAAATAAAAGTAAAAAGTGAAATCACATATATTATAACAAACATAAGGAGTGAAATCAATGCAGATTGAGTTTAAGCTGGAAAGAAGAATCGGTGCTCTCAGTGAAAATCCTTCCGGCTACACCAAGGAGTTGAACTTGGTGGTCTGGGATGGTAAATACACAAAATATGACCTGCGCACCTGGAACCCCAACGGTAAGCCCGGCAAGGGCATTACCCTGACCAAAGAGGAACTGAAGAAGCTGCATAAGCTCATCGGCGAGGAAATCCGCCAAATGGGAGGACGCAATGAGTAGTATAACCCGTAAAAATAAGCGTCGTGCAGCATTTAAATGTGCAAAGCAGGGCATTGCCCCGGCGCAGGCGATTGCGGTATCGGCAGCGCGCGAAATCAAAGCGACCAAGGAAGCAACGGCTGAGACCATGGAGGTCTTGCTGCAGGCCATAGCGCTCGTAGCGGCGCATGATTATGGCAAGCTCAACGCTAAGGATACCCGCCTTGATGTGTTGGCCAAACAATTATACCAACGCAGCATTCAGGTTAAGAAGCGCCAGCTGAATGATGAGGAAAATAAAACCTGTCAGCGCTTTGCCGGTGCAGTTATGGAAGTTTGGGAGAAAGAGGAAGGGAAAGGTTATGCAAAAGATTGATTATTATGCTGTAGCGTGTAGTATGTATGGCTTGCTGCGCAATAAACGCATCAGCTACAAAGGACATCTGCTTGTTGAAGCTCGTAGAAAAGCACGCCATCAGGTATCTAATTTTGTTTTGCATCGCAAAGCACGCAAGCTGAAAGATATGGAGGGTTAAAAATGACATTAACCGAAGGCCAAAAAAGGGCAATTGAAAAGCTGGATGCCGAAATGGAAAAGGCGAAGGATCCATGCTCTAAGTATATTGCTGAGCAGCTGCTGCAGCTGGCATCCTCCTGCCCGGATGTCGCAGAAAAAATCCTCGGAGAAAAGAAAACTTTGGCAGGTGCGCTGGGTGCCATCAAGGCAGAGGCTAAGAAGCATGCTGTTGGCGGCTGTGGTTGCGTGGATGAGGCGCAGGCGGTTGAGATTGCTTGCCGGTATTACAATATCGACAATACAGAGCCTGCAGCAGGGGCAACGGCCGCGCACCAAGCGCTTGGCAAAACGTCTGAAACGTCGATGGATACTGGCGCTGGCGCTGCTGCCGTAAGTGTTAATCTTGATGATTTTTTCTAATTTCAAGAAGGTGAAATCAATTGAAAAAGAAGGAAATAGAGCAGGCGGTTGCTAAGTGTTGGCCCAAAAGCAAAGCAAGACTACTGGGCGATAAAGACTTCCTGCACTTTATGCGGTATTTCCCTGCTGGCATTGGCGATAAAGTGAAACGCTATTTTAATCAGGTAGCCACGGGAAACGAAAACTTTTTCATGGTGCCTGACCGTGAAGATAAGCAAAAGGCCATATGCAGCAGGTGTGGAAAGCATATTGTGCTTGCTAAGTTAAGCCATAAAGACAGAACAACTTGCCCCAAATGTGGAGCAGATGGTGAGGTTGTACATGGCTGGCGAAGAGCACGTACCCAAGCGAAGTATTATTTTACATACTTTGAACGTGCTCTGTATGACAAGGAAGCTATAATCGCTCGCAGCTTTGCTGTCTATCGCTGTATATGCGCCGATACCGGAGAAATATTTGACGATTATGTTCCGCGTGAATATTACCTGATGCGCAAGGGGGAAGTAATCCATTGGACGCATGAATGCGATTTTTGGGGTAATGAATGGTGGAGCAAAAGAAGAAGCTTGTACAGCAAGGATTATGTTATGGAGCTTAGCGGTTACCAGGTATGGCTTGGCTTAGACAGGCTGAAGCCGCTTTTAAAGGATAGCTGGCTAAAATACAGTCAGCTGGATGCTTTCATCAGGCTGGCAGGGGCAGAAGGTGCTTTCCGGTATATAGAGCTTTATCAAAAGCACCCGCAGCTGGAGTACATAATGAAAATGGGACTGTGGAACATAATAGCGGAAGGCTTACAATGCCGCAGCTTCCGGAATATATTCAACTGGAAGGGAAAAACACCTAAGGACCTGTTTGGAGTGCCGATTGGCAAAGGAGATATGCTTGCACTATCAGCTTTGGCGGTGGATATGGATACATTTCACCTGGCGCTGTATCTAAAGAAAAATTCGCGCTTTAGTCTTACGGACCTTGCACAAAAGCGCAAGGAGCTGGAACGGCTGAGTAACTTCGACACATGCGAAAGGTTTGACACATTGAAAGGCTATGGCGTTTGCGCAGAAGAGACTTTAAAGTATATCCTTCGACAGCAGCAGAAAAAGACAAGATACCAAAGCATCCGAGGAGTTCTTATCGACTGGATGGATTACTTGAAAGACTGCAATGAACTTGGCTTAAGTCTGGAAGATACGGCAGTGCTGAAGCCGCATGATCTGCAGCAGGCACACCAGAACATTATTGCACAGCTTAAGATTAAAGCGGATGAGGAGCTTGATAAGCAGATGGCCAAGCTTAAAGAAGAACGCAAGCGGTACAACTTTGCTGCCGGCGGCTTTATAGCAAAGGTTGCCGAAAACTCAACGGAGCTTATTGTTGAAGGCAAAGTCCTGCATCATTGTGTAGGAACATATGCAGATAAACACGCCAAAGGCAAATGCACCATTATCCTGATACGCAGACTTGAAGAACCGGAAGTGCCATTTTATACAATGGAGCTTGTTGGTCCTGAAAAGCGAATCATTCAGGTGCGCGGTAACCATAACTGTGGCATGACGCAGGAGGTGGAAGCCTTTGTTGAGAGCTATAAAAAATATTTAGCAGAGCTAGGGAAGAAGAAGGGAGCGAAAGCAGCATGAATGACCTGCAGGTAACGCGCACACCGGAGATGGTGGCGGCGGAAATTAACCTTATTAAAGACCAGACACGCAAGCTGGTTCTGAGCAACAGCATCCTTATCGGCAAGAAGCTGAAAGAAGTTAAAGAGATGCTGGAGCCTGGCCAATTCGGCAAATGGCTTACTGAGGCGGTGGATTTTAGCCAAAGCACAGCCAACAACCTTATGCGTGTATATGATGAGTACGGCGCTGATCAGGGGGTATTGTTTGGCAGTGCTGCCAAAAGCGATGTGGTAGAAAAGCTGACGTATACGCAGGCTGTTTTACTCTTAGGCGTGCCGGCAGAACAGCGTGAGGATTTTATCAAGGAAGCGCATGTTGAGGATATCAGCACACGTGAGCTGCAGGCGGAAATCAAAAAGCTGAAGATGGCCAAAGAAGCTGCTGAAGCCAAAGCTGAAGCTGACCATAAGCTGACCAGAAAGACTGAAGAGAAGCTGGCCAAGGTCAGCAGGCAGGCCGAAGAGCTCAGCATGCAGCTGGCTGGTGCCGCCGAAAGCAAGAAGATTGTCGAAGCAATGAGCAGCCAGCGTGATGTTCTGGTGGCAGAAGCCGAGGAGCTGCGCAAAAGCCTTTATAACAGAGAGCAGGAAACAGCTATCTTAGAAGAGCGCATCAAGGAGCTGGAAGAACAGCTCAAACAGCCGGTGACCGTGGCTACAAAGACAGAGATTGTGGAAAAGATACCGGATGCTGTTGCGCAGGAGCTGGAAGAGCTTCGTAGTAAGCTGGCAGAAAGTGAAAATGATGCAGGTGCTCAGAAAGAGGCGCTGGAGCTTAAGGTGGAGATTTGGGCGGTGCTCAACGGCATCAATAAGCTGCTGGAGCATTTGGACAAAGTGCAGGACGGCAAGCGTGGTGCCGGTGTATGCAAAGCGCTGGCCAGTGCGCTGGCACAGAGCCAAAACCAGATTGCCAAGCGCTTGGAAAAGTTTGAGCAGGAGGCTTAGTTATGGAGATTATGCTTATTGATTTTGCAATCTGCTTAATCATTACAATCGCCGTAATGTGCATTGCAATGTGCTATGTTCATATTAAGCTCGGGAGGTATAAAGCATGAAACGTCAATGTCACGTATGCGGGCAAAAGAATGGCAGTTGCAATCGCTATATATTGAAGAATGGTCAAGACATAACAATTTGCCCGAGCTGCCTTGCATTTAGCAATGATGAAACTGCCAAAATAGCGCGTCAGGCGCATAAAGAAGGCTTATTAGTGAAAGGAGATATCAAGAGACAAAAATGAACGAGCAAACGAATGATTTAACTGACAGCTGCATTAATAAATTCCATGAGCTGTCCAACCTTTTCAAGGCAAAGAACAAGCAATATGGTGATAAAGACCAGCTGGCGAATTTTCGCAATGGAGCTATGCTGCAATACGGCGATGATAGCTGGGAACATATGTATGAGACAGCTAAAAGCTACTGCTTAAAGCATGTTGCCCATGTTTTCGGCGCCGGACAAACAATTGATGATGAAAAAATTACTGAAAGCCTTGGCGATATTGCCGTATATTGCATCATCATGCAGCACATGGTGGAGAGCAATAAGCAGGCTGCAGAAAAAACAAAGGAGAAAGACAATGAATAATAAGGAAGCATCTATCAATAAGGTAGACGAATTAGTCAATCGTGCACAGCTGGCTATCAATGACTGGCAGTGCAGCGGCGAGACCTATTATCTCAGGCAGGCACAAGCCAACCTTGGCTCGGCGCTGGAGCTGGAAAGAGCGGCTCGCGTTGCTGCCTTGGCGGCCGAAAAAGAAGAGATTTACAGCGTAGGTGACGATGATGAGGCGTTTACTCCGTACGACACGCCGAAGGAGGCGCTGGAGTCTGTGCGCAGCGACTTGACGGCTGGCGAAATCGTGACTGTCATCCAATGGAGAGAGTCGAGCTGGCGCCCTGAAATCGACGCAGAGAAGCTCCTTGAGGATTTTGAAGAAGAAGCGTGCGAAGATGGCGGCAGCGCGTCGGAATATTGGAGCGAACGCGTCGAGAGCGAGGGCATGGCTGCGGCTCGTGCAGAGCTGGGGCAACGCCTTAATGCTGTCCTGCAAGATTGGATTGATGAGCATAAGCTTGACGCTGATTGGTATAAGCCGACCGGCATGGAGCTGAGCTATCAATTCGACGGCAAAAATTTTAAACGCATCTAATTAATCAACCATCTGCCGCAGAGCGCAGGCCGTAGAGCTGCTGCCTCGCTCATATTTAACTAGCGGATTATATACAAGCATTGCAAATGGCGCAGACAAAAAGAAGATGTATATCGCACGTATGCGGCCTGCGCTCTGCGGCGGAAAAAGAAGGAGCATGTTACATGGATGACTTCACGATCAATTTTGCTATAACGTTCGTTGTGCTGTTAATTGGTCTGGCATTTATTGGAGGCAATGATGAGAAGTGAAAGAGCCTTCGGCGGAACTAAAGTATACGGCATAACAGTCGACTGTCCTTGCAAAGGCTGCGACCTGCGTGGCTGCGGCTGCGCCAGTATATGTGACGCGTATAAAAAATATAAATTCATCCTAACGGTTTTAAATAAAAACCGTCAGGCAAAGGCGCGGGCGGCGTCCGAATGCCGGATTATGCGCGATGAACGCATTGCCGAATGGCGGCGGAACAGATGTTGGCCAAAAGGCTAGCGTAAATAATAGATGATAAAGAATATATGAAGGGAATACTGCGGGGCGTTTCTGCCTCGCAGGTTTCTTCATTATATAATAGAAGTTTTTTGAAGGTCCGCAGAGGCCTTTGAGGCTTGTATGTAAGTAATAACAAAGCGACCACAAAGAATATCAGGGGGATAAATCAATGGCAATGAGAGCTAAAAGCGGCATCCGGGAAAAAACATATTATTGCCAAGGTGTCAGCGGAAATAAAAAAGCAGACTACATTGAGATTGATTTGTTTCCGTTTGTTGAGCTGCAATATAAGCCATCTAGAGGCGGCAGGCAGAAGGCAACTACTCCTAAACAGAAGAACCTTAACGATAAAAAGGCACGAAGATATTTTAGGCTGCTGGCCAAAAGCAATTTTGGCAGCAAAGATATACACCTGACTTTAAGCTATGACAATGATAACCTGCCTGGTACACCTGAAGAGGGAGAGAAAAGGCTGCGTAATTATATGCGCAGATTGAAAAGATTATATAAGGCTAATGGCAAAGAATTGAAATACATCTATGTTACCGAGGTTAGCAGCAAGGGAAGAGTGCATCATCATCTGTTGATTAATCGTGGCGTAGACCGTGATGCTATCGAAAAGGCATGGGGACACGGCTGGGCGAATAGTAAGCGTATTCAGGCAGAGCATGGAGGAATTGAAGCTTTGGTATGTTACCTTAGCAAAGATCCTAAAGGCCGCAAAAGATACACTTCGTCCCGTAACCTTGTTAAACCGCTGGAATCTGTAAGCGATACCAAAACAAGTCGTAAGCAATTCCAGCAGCTGACTCTTTGGCCGGAAGACTGTGAAGATATGCAAAAACACTTTGAACAAAAGCATCCTGACTATCGCATCATCAGCGTGGAGAAATATTATAATGCTGTAACCTGCGAATGGTATATCAGAGCGAAGATGGAGCTTAGGGATGATTATAAGCGCAAGCAGGGAGCAAAGCTACGGAATGAATAAATTGAATTTAATATTAACCATACCGCCTAGCGTCAATCATTGCTATAAAAACTTCACGTGCATGGGACGCCGGAACCGTGTGCTTACGCCATTGGCAAGAGCTTGGAAGGAAGAGGCGTATTATATTGCTAATGCTTTGGCACATCGGGAAGGCTGGCGCGTGCCTGAACCGGAAGAAAAGATTGTGCTGGAGGTATTCGCCTTCTGGCCAGATGGCAGGCGGCGCGATATGAACAACACGCATAAGCTTCTTTGTGATGCCTTAGAGGGCGCATTATATCTTGATGACAAGATGGTGCTCGTGCGTGATATGGATTTTTCCGTTGACCGGAAGAGACCTAGGCTAGAGGTATGCGTATATGTGAAAGACGATTAAAAGGCAAAAATTAACCTCTAAGAATATAAAACCATAGGAAAATACCCATAATAAATTTTTAAGTTTGCATGCAGATTATCAAAACCGGTAGGAGGGCAGCGTATGACTAAAGAAGAACTAAAAGAAAAGCTGAAAGGCGCTATGTATGCTCAGCGCACATTGGAGGGAGAGCTGGATAGGCTGCAGGAACTGCGTAACCTTGCGCAGAAGGTAACGCCTGCTTATAGCCAATC